TAGCAATGGTGCGGTTAAGAAGTACAGTATAAGAACAGGTATCACTGGTGCTGAAAATACATCATTTGCTATACACGATGACACAGCATCGGCTAATAGACTAGTAATATCTACAGCAGGCAACGTCACAGTCCCAGGCACACTACACTCTCCTGGTCATGTAATACAAACTGTATACGCTCAATCTGGTGGTCTTGTTACTCCTAGTCAAACCAATGGTGACTATATAAACCTTATTCAAGTTAATATTACACCTAAATATGCTACTTCTAAAATATTAATTAATGGTATAGCGGCTGTGAGCTTAACCACCGGCCACTATCCAGCGCTACATGCAAGAATATATAGAGATTCAACACTAGCAAAGCAATACCACTATTGGGGATATGAAGGCAACACTAATACTCATAGAATATTAAATGAGCCCGTTTATTATCTAGACTCTCCTACTACTACTTCCGCTTTGACTTACTATGTTAAGATTGCTAACACGTCAGGTTCTAGTTTTACTGGAACATACACTGGTAAAGGTAATCAATATAATGCATCAACAATTACAGTTCAGGAGATAGCACAATGATTAACTTGATAGATGAAGGTACTGCTCTTCATTCATTACGACCTGGCGCTGATTGGGCAATTGGACTTGAGGGTCTTGAATGGAGAGATACAGAACAAACTGAACCAACTTCTGATGAAATAGATGCAGAAATTTTAAGGCTTCAAACAGAGTATGATAGTTTAGATTGGTCCAGAGCTCGTAAATATAAGTATGATTTGCTCAATCAAGATGAAATGAGGTTTGACGACAAAATCAATGGTACCACTACATGGGTTGATGCTATTAATGCAATAAAAGCACAACACCCAAAACCTTAAGGTATAAATAGTACTATGGCTAAACCAAATTCAAGACAGACCTTTATAGATTACTGCTTCAGAAGCTTAGGTGCACCTGTGGTAGAAATTAACGTAGATGACGACCAAGTAGATGATAGAGTAGACGAAGCTCTGCAGTTCTATCAACACTACCATTCAGATGCTATTGAAAAGGTATACTTAAAGCATAAAATCACTGCTAGTACACTCACACTATCGACTGCCACAGCTGCAAACTTTACAGTAGGTGAAATTATCACAGGTAGTACTTCAGGCGCCACGGCAATTGTGAATAAAACTTCTACTGGTTCATCATTAGTGTATACCGATTTAACACACTTAGATAGCATACCATTTCAAACAGAGACTATCACAGGTACTAGTAGTTCGGTAACTGCAGTAGTATCATCCATAGTTGTAGGTAATATTGAAAATAAATTTATACCAATTAATGCTTTAATCACTGATGTTGTTAGAGTAATGCCCATTCGTGATACTACCTCAACCAATAGTTTGTTTGATGTTAAATATCAGATTCATTTAAACGATGTATACAATTTAGGTTTCTTAGGTTCTTTAATAGACTATTCTATGACACAACAATGGATGTCATTAGTAGATGGAATGATGGGCCCTTCGGATAAGCACATATCATTTGAAAGACATAAAGATCAATTAAGAATCGACATGGACTGGTTATCAGAAGTTGTATTAAATCAATACATTGTAGTAGAATGCTACAGAATAATTGATCCAGACACCTTCACTGATGTATGGAACGACTACTATTTGAAGCGTTATGCAACTGCATTGATCAAACAACAGTGGGGTCAAAACCTGTTGAAGTTTGAGGGAATGACAATGCCCGGTGGTGTTCAATTCAACGGTCGACAACTATTCGATGATGCTAGAGAAGAAGTTGAAAAATTAACCGAAGAAGTCAGATTGAATTGGGAACAACCAGTCGATTTCTATATAGGATAATACAATGCCAAGAAATGTATATTTCAGTCAGGCAGTAAGATCCGAGCAGAGTCTATATGAAGACTTGGTTATCGAATCACTAAAAATCTTTGGGCAAGATGTCTATTATATACCTAGAAGCCTAGTAGAACGAGATACGATTTTGGGTGAAGATCCGGCATCTAAGTTTGATGACGCCTATCTGATTGAAGCATATATAGAGAACCAAGACGGATTTGAGGGGGCTGGTGACTTATATCAGAAGTTCGGTTTAGAAATTAGAGATGAGGCTAACTTCATTATATCTAAGCGACAGTGGGAAAGTTTAATAGGTCTATATAATAATACCCTAGATAATGTACATAAGCCTAAAGAAGGCGATATCATATTTCTACCAATGTCCAATTCGTTCTTTGAAATTACATTTGTAGAACATGAACAACCATTCTATCAGTTATCTAATCTACCAGTTTATAAATTAACCTGTTCATTGTTTGAATACAGTGAAGAACAGTTTGATACCGGTATTGATGGCATAGATGATATGGCTGCACTTAACGCATATCAAACTACTTTAACCGTAGATGTTACTAACAATGCTCACTTCACTAAGGGAGAGATAATATCACAAACCTTAGTTGCTGCAGCAGGTGAAGTTCCTGCTATTATAGTTTCGGGCACAATCTCTGGTATTACTAAAAATTCTACTACAGGTGCAACGATTCAGGTAATCAATGTTGGCGTCACCGGATCTTCTGGCGAAATGAGAGAGTTCACGGTATCTGCTTCTATAGGATTAATAGGTGCTGAAAGTACAAATACTTGTTTCATTAACGATGTTGCTGATGTTGCTGATGCTACCTCCTTTGCCCTTGATGAACAATCACAGAATTATGCCTTTGAATTAGAAGCTGATGGATTCTTAGACTTTACCGAAAGTAATCCATTCGGCGACCCATCGGAGACATACTAATGTTCGGTAACCATTTCTATCATTCCACCATGAGAAAGGCTGTAGCAGTCTTCGGTACTATCTTTAATAATATTAATGTTATCAGAACTAAAGCTGATGGTACAGTATTGAATCAGATTAAGGTACCACTATCATACGGACCTAAACAGAAGTTTCTAGCAAGGCTCGATACATCGTCTGGTGCTGATGCTTCTATGGCGATGAAACTCCCTAGAATGGCATTTGAAATAGCATCATTAGAACTGGACTCTACTCAGAAACTAGGCAAAAGAAATACTATTACAGAATCACATGCTTCTGATGTTACTAAGAAGAAGACAATTAAACATCAAGTAGCATATAATATTAATGTAACATTATTTGTTATGGCTAAGAACCAAGATGATGGACTTCAAGTAGTAGAACAGATCTTGCCATACTTTCAGCCAGAGTACACAGTTACGATTTCGCCAGTAGCAGGATTTGCATATAAACAAGATGTGCCTATTATACTAACTGGTGTTAATATTTCGGATGATTATGAAGGCGACATGATAACAAGAAGGGCTCTCATATATCAATTAGACTTTACTATGAAGATGAAATTCTTTGGGCCGCTTGGTAATCAAGGTGTTATTAGGTCAGTCAACATAGACCTGAATGGTAGTGTTGGTGGATCAGATATCTTGGAAGAAATGTCCTTTACTATAAACCCATCTACTGCAGACGAGGATGATGATTACTCGGTTACTACCACGATTACTTAATTGTTATGGATATAATTATGGAAAATAAGAAAGATAAGCTTAAAGCATCTTTAGAGAAGAATCTGCCTACAATTAGCAAGGCCAAGCCTCTAGTGATTGATAAAGATATAAAAGACGACTATGAATTCTCTAGGAAGACATATAAAGATTTAATCAATACTGGTGTCGGTTCTTTGGATATACTGGCCGAACTTGCAAGAGAGTCCGAACATCCCCGAGCATTCGAAGTACTATCCCAAGCTATTAAGAACATTGGTGATACTACTGATAAGCTTATGAGTCTGCAAAAAGCCAAAAAAGAATTAAATAAAGAAGAGAAAGAAAAGGAAGACCAATCAAAGGTCACTAATAATAATGTATTCGTGGGTTCTACTACCGATCTACAAAGGCTACTAGCCAAAGAAAATGAGAAGATTATAAATCATGCAGAGGATAAAGAATAGCGAATTTGGCTATCTAGGTAATCCTCAAGTAAAACGGGACGGCGTAGAAACACAGTTCACTAAAGAAGAAGTACTGGAATATGCTAAATGCATGAACAATCCAGCATACTTTGCCCGCACCTATCTGAAAGTAATTTCACTTGATCAGGGATTAGTGCCGTTTGACTTATACCCATATCAAGAAAAGATGTTTAACCACTTCAATGATAATAGATTCTCTATTGTTTTAGCATGCAGACAATCAGGTAAATCAATATCATCGGTAGGTTACTTACTGTGGTTTGCATGTTTCCACCCAGAAAAGAACATCGCAGTTCTCGCTAACAAGGGCGCTACTGCTAGAGAGATGTTAGCTAGAGTAACATTAATGCTTGAGAATCTACCATTCTTTTTACAGCCCGGTTGTAAAGCATTGAATAAAGGTTCTATTGAATTTTCTAATAACTCTAAGATTATGGCTGCAGCAACCTCAGGTAGTTCCATTCGTGGTCTATCTATTAACTTATTATTCCTTGACGAGTTTGCATTTGTAGAGAATGACGCACAATTCTATACATCTACATATCCCGTTGTATCATCTGGTAAAGACACTAAGGTTATTATTACCTCTACAGCAAACGGTATAGGTAACGTATATCATAAAATCTGGGAAGGAGCATCACAGGGAACTAACGAATATAAGGGTTTCAGAGTCGATTGGTGGGATGTTCCAGGACGTGATGAAGAATGGAAACGTCAGACGATTTCTAATACATCTGCCTTACAGTTTGAACAAGAATTTGGTAATACATTCCATGGACGAGGTAATACTCTAATTGATGCTAACCATTTACTAGCTCAGCAGTCAGTAGAACCTATTGAATATAAAGAGAACATATGGGTTTATGATTCTCCTAAACAAAACCACGACTATATAATGACAGTGGATGTGGCAAAAGGTAGAGGACAAGACTACTCTACATTTAATGTTATTGATGTTTCGGAAAGACCTTTCCAACAAGTTTGTTGTTTTAGGGATAATAACATATCACCTCTACTACTACCCGATCTAATATATAAATATGCTAACTACTATAATGAAGCATATGTGATTGTGGAAAGTAATGACCAAGGTGGTGTAGTTTGTAACGGTCTATACTATGATTTAGAATATGAGAATATGTTTGTAGAATCATCTATTAAGGCTAATGCTCTTGGCGCGACAATGACCAAGAGAGTTAAAAGGATTGGTTGTTCTACTATAAAGGACTTAATAGAACAGCGTAAGCTAGTTATCAAAGATTCTAATACTATTATAGAAATGAGTACCTTTGTAAGTAAAGGCACATCATATCAAGCAGTAGGGTCTAACCACGACGATTTGATGATGAATTTAGTTATGTTTGCGTGGTTTGTTACTACAGATATATTTGAAGGCATATCAGATATTAATATGAAAGATATGTTATATAAAGAAAGACTAAAAGCAATACAGGATGATATGTTACCATTTGGATTTATACCAGATACTATTGAAAAACCTACGGGTGAGAAACTAATGGGCGATGATAACCTTTGGTTTGAGGGTGACGCATTCGACAAGTTGTTACGATAGGATGTGGTTATTTATAAATAATAGTAGTGAAAATTCGTAAAATACGGATTTAAATTCGTATTATGAACAACATATTAACTAACTCAATGAGAGGATAAAGCGATGGCATTTCAAGTATCACCGGGAGTTCAGGTCAATGAAATCGATGCAACAGGGGTAGTCCCTGCAGTATCAACTTCTATAGGCGGGACAACTGGGTCATTTAATTGGGGTCCGGTAGCTCAGATTGTAACTGTAACTTCAGAGAAAGAACTAGCAGAGACATTCGGAACACCAGATTCTAACACATATAAACATTTCCTCACGGCAGCATCATTTTTGAAGTACGGTGCAGCTCTCAAGGTAGTCAGAACTAAAACTGGGCATGTGAATGCTACAGCAGTAGGTGGCGGACTCTTTGTAGGAAATGACACTAATTATGAAGCCTTGACGGGTATTTCACAAGGAGCTTGGGTAGCTAAATATCCCGGCGTCTTAGGTAATAGTATCCGAGTATCGGTATGTCCGGCTAATGCAACTGCATATGCCGCATGGGCACCATCCGATGCAACACACCCTAAATATAAAGATAACGTATCTGATGTCCCTGGGACTTCTGATTACGCTGCAGATTTAGGTAAAACCTCAGCGGCCGATGAGATGCATATCGTCGTTGTGGATATAAACGGAGCGTGGTCAGGCAAAGATGGAACTATATTAGAAACCTTTGAATTTGTTTCACAGGGTTCTGATGCTAAAAGTTCTGATGGAACTTCTAACTACTACAAAGATGTGATTAATGCACGATCTAAGTATATCAGACATATCGGTGTTCCAACTGGATTAACCGATGCTGGTGAAACAATCGCATCAAACACTACATTCACAACTGTAACAGCGCCTATTGAAAATTCATTAAGTGGTGGCACTGATGATAATTCACCTACAGCCGGAGAGATCAGTACAGGTATTAATCTGTTTGCAGACTCTACTACTGTTGATGTAAACTTATTGTTTGCATATCCAGATGCTAACGGAGTTGAATTAATTGCAGAAAGTCTTATTACTCTTGCAAAAGGTAGAAAAGACTGTATGGCATTCGTATCTCCACCTATTGAAGATTCGAGAGATGCAACCGTACCAACCACTGATGTTAGTGGATGGGTTGCAGGACTAACTTCAACCTCATATGCTTCTGTGGATTCTTCTGCAGTTTATGTATATGACAAGTATAATGATGTGTATCGTTGGATTGGTGCAGCCGGCCATGTTGCTGGTCTATGTGCTAATACTGATAACGTAGCAGATGCATGGTTCTCACCAGCTGGTGTTAATCGTGGTCAACTACTAGGTATTACTAAGTTGGCATATAACCCTAGCAAAGCTAATAGAGATACTCTATACAAAGCAAGATGTAACCCACTGGTATCATTACCAGGTCAGGGAACTATCTTGTTTGGAGATAAAACTTTGTTGAAGAGACCATCTGCTTTCGATAGAATCAATGTTAGACGATTATTCATTACTTTAGAAAAGGCGATCTCAACTGCTGCAGAAGCTCAACTGTTTGAATTCAATGACGAGTTTACTCGCGCACAATTCAGAAACTTGGTTGAACCATTCTTACGTGACGTAAAAGGACGTAGGGGTGTAACAGACTTCTCAGTTATATGTGATACTACTAACAACACAGGTCAAGTTATTGATACTAATAGTTTTGTGGCTGATATCTTTATCAAGCCTGCAAGGTCTATTAACTTCATTAATCTAAACTTTGTGGCAACAAGAACCGGCGTAGATTTCTCTGAAATCTCTGGCGTATAAGGGAGAATAGAAAATGGCAATTTTAGGCGTAGATGATTTTAAATCCAAATTAGTGGGTGGCGGTGCTCGTGCTAACATGTTCAAGGTTACTTGTAACTTTCCTGGTTACGCACAAGGTGATGTTGAATTAACTTCTTTCTTAGTGAAGGGTGCTCAGATGCCTGCTTCTATAATTAGTCCTATCATGGTTCCTTTCCGTGGTAGACAATTACAGATTGCAGGTGACAGAACATTCGAGCCATGGTCAATAACAGTTATTAACGATGTTGACTTTAGTGTTCGTGGTGCTTTTGAAAGATGGATGAACGGTATCAACAACCATAATGAAAATACAGGACTATCTAATCCTACTGACTATCAAGCTGACATGATTGTAGAACAATTAAATAAAGCTGGAGAAGTCACTAAGAAGTATGATATCCGTGGGACTTTCCCAACTAACTTGAGTGCAATTGAACTCTCTTATGATTCTGAAAACCAGATCGAAGAGTTTACGGTTGAACTACAAGTTCAGTATTGGGAGTCCAATACTACATCATAATTAGGTGTATAAATATAATAGAAGGAGGGATTAGATTCCCTCCTGATATTATTTGAGGAAATATATATGGCCGATTTTTTTGGTTTTGAAATAAAGAGAAAGGGAAATGTAGAACCTGTTAGGCCTTCATTTGTACCCGATACAGAAGAAGATGGTTCTGGCGTTATTCAAGCTGGAGGCCACTTTGGCGCGTATCTTGATTTAGATGGAGATAAAGCCAAGAATGAAGTTGATTTAATATTTAAGTATAGAGATATTGCAGCTCAACCAGAAACCGATGCTGCTATTGAGGACATTGTTAATGAGTCTATTGTGGGCGACAACGATGAAGCTCCAGTAAACTTAATTCTGGACAAATTAGAAATTTCTGATAAGATTAAAGAGTCTGTTAAGAACGAGTTTGAAACAATATTACAGTTACTAAATTTCAATTCGTATGCACATGATATATTCAGAAAGTGGTACGTTGATGGAAGATTACCTTATCACATTATTATAGATGATAAGTCTCCAAAGAATGGTATTAAAGAATTAAGATATATTGACCCTACTATGTTAAGAAAGGTCAAAGAGATAGAAGAAGAAAAAGACGCCAAGACTGGTGCAATGATAATTACGAAGCAGCAAGAATACTTCTTGTTTCAAGATGGTAAAATGAATGCTTCTAATCAAGGGATTAAGATACATCCAGATGCTATATGTTATGCAACTTCTGGTATGTTGGATCCTACTAGGAAAAGAATTTTATCTTACTTGCATAAAGCAATTAAGCCTGTTAACCAATTAAGGATGATGGAAGATTCTTTGGTTATCTACAGAATCAGTAGAGCACCAGAGCGTAGAATCTTTTACATTGACGTTGGTAACTTACCTAAGGGTAAGGCAGAAGAATACCTCAAGGGTATTATGAGCCAGTATAGAAACAAATTAGTATATGATGCTAATACTGGTGACCTTAAAGACGATAGAAAGCATATGTCAATGCTGGAAGATTTCTTCTTGCCACGTAGAGAAGGTGGTAGGGGTACAGAAATTACTACATTGCCCGGTGGTGAAAACCTAGGACAGATTGATGATATTATATACTTTCAAAAGAGATTGTATAAGTCGTTGAATGTTCCTATTAGTAGACTAGAACAAGAACAACAGTTTACTCTAGGCAGAAGTAATGAAATCTCTAGGGATGAGATTAAATTTAAGAAGTTCATTGATAGACTCAGAAAGAGATTCAGTGATGTATTTAATCAACTATTAAAAACTCAGTTGATTCTTAAAGGTATTATTACTGAACAAGATTGGGATGAGTGGAAGACATATATTGCATATGACTACATAGAAGACAACTATTTTGCAGAATTGAAAGAATCTGAAATGATGCGAGAAAGATTTGATATGTTGGGTACAGTAGATGAATACGCTGGTAAGTATGTTTCTATTGAATGGATCGCTAAGAATGTTCTTAAAATGGACGATGATTCCATGAAAGAGATGGAAAAACAGATCACAGCCGAAAAAGAGTTGATGGGTGATGATGAAGATGACGTTGACTATTAAAATATTATAAATATATACTAGGAGAGAATTAAATAATGAGTATTGAACAGATCATTGATAAGGTAGGAAAAGGTGATAACATAGGTGCTGGTAAAGCATTCGATAATGTTATTGCAGTTAAATTACAGGCCGCTTTAGATGCAGAGAAAATCTCAATTGCGTCTACTATGGGCAAACCTTCTGATACAGATTCAGAAGAGTAAATATAGGATAAACTATAATGAGACTAATAAGTGAGTATCATGATAGTAACCTTCAGGTTATTACAGAAAAGACCGAAAAGGGTGGCAGTACATATGTCATCGAAGGCGTGTTTATGCAGGCCGATAAAAAGAATAGAAACGGACGGATATACGATAAGAGTATCCTAGAAGGTGCCGTTGATAAATATGTAACAGAACAAGTCAAGACAGGTAGAGCAGTCGGTGAGTTAAATCATCCAGAAGGCCCTACTATTAATCTTGACAAAGTTTCACATAAGATTACAGAACTCAGATTTGAGGGAAGTGATGTTATAGGAAAAGCATCAATACTGAACACCCCTATGGGCAATATCGTAACTGGTTTGTTAGAAGGTGGAGTAAAGCTTGGTGTATCAAGTCGTGGTATGGGAACTCTTGTGAATAAACAAGGTGTGTCGCACGTTGGAAAGGATTTTATGCTTTCTACCGTGGATATCGTTCAAGACCCTTCGGCTCCAGAGGCGTTTGTCAATGGAATCATGGAAGGTGTTGAATGGGTATGGAACAACGGAATACTTTGTCCACAAGACATTGAAGAAATTGAGACTGAAATAAAAGAAGCTCGAGGTGTTGGCTCTGCTAATATTGAGATTAAAGCTTTTAAGAATTTCCTCTCTAAACTTGTAAATTCTTAATAGGAGAATACAAAATGTCAAAAGACGAAAATAAACTAGAAAATGATCTAGCAGTCGATGGCATATCAGAAGATGCTGAAGAGCTTGAGAACGAGCTCGTTGAAGACCAACAAGTTGAAGACGAAGAAGTTCTTGATGAAGCTAAGGTAAAAGAAGAAGAAGACGAAGATGACGAGGAAGAAGAAGTCGAGGAATCTGCAGATGATGCAGAAGACGAAGACGAAGAACCCGAAGTCAAAGAAGTTTCTATTCCGAAGACCAAAGCCGGAGTTATTCAAGCAGCAGTTGATATGTTGAAGAAAGCTAGAAAAGAAGATGCGCAGAAAATATATGCTAAAATGGCGAAAGTCGATGAATCCGAAGATGATGGATCCGTTGCTAAGAGTATTAAGGCCGCTCCTCAGAAGAAAAACGAACTTAAGGCGAAAGCTAAAGTTGAGTCCGTTGACTTCTCAGAAGACCTAGATGCTGTAATCGCTGAAGAAGCTACTTTATCTGATGGGTTCCGTGGCAAAGCCGGTGCAATTTTTGAGGCAGTACTTACTAGTAAGCTATCTCAAGAAATGGACAGACTTGAAACTGAGTACGCGCAGAATCTCGAAGAAGAGGTTTCCGAAGTTAAGAGTGAACTAGTTGAGAAGGTTGATTCCTACTTAAACTATGTTGTTTCTAACTGGATGGAGACTAATGAAGTTGCAGTAACCGAAGGTCTTAGGACTGAAATTGCTGAAGACTTTATGACTTCTTTACAATCAGTGTTCAAAGAACATTATATCGATGTACCCGAAGGTAAAGTTGATTTGGTAGACGATCTCGCCGAACAAGTTGCTGAACTGGAAGTTACATTAAACAAAACCACAGAAGATAATATCAAACTACATGAATCTGTCCAAACTTTGGAAAGAGCTGATATAGTAAGAGAACAATCTTCAGGGCTTGCCGACACAGAAGCTGAGAAGCTAGGCGCTTTGGTTGAAGATATTGAATTCGATAACAAAGATAACTTTGAAATGAAAGTTAGAGTTGTTAAAGAGTCATACTTCACAAAAGCAATTAGTGAATCAGTAGATGAACTATCAAGCATTGCAGGTACTGACGAGGTTCAAACCGAAGTTAGTGATGTTATGTCAAGATATACACAAGCAATCTCGAAATTTAACAAGTAATCTAATAGGAGAAAACATAAAATGTTTAATTCAGATACAAATCTAATGGAAAAATGGTCTCCAGTACTAGAACACGGTGACGTACCTAGTATTCAAGACAAGTACAAGAAGGCTACTGTAGCCAGATTGTTGGAAAACCAAGAAATGGCACTTCGCGAAGATGCCGCAAATATGGGCGGAAACTTCATCTCTGAAGCAGCTGCACCTAACTCAGGCGCCGGTGGCGCTAACCTGGCTACGTTTGATCCCGTTCTTATCTCTTTGGTAAGACGTGCAATGCCTAACCTCATCGCTTATGATATCGCTGGCGTTCAGCCAATGACTGGACCTACTGGTCTTATCTTTGCAATGAAGTCTAAGTACAGCACACAGGGTGGAGATGAAGCATTATTCGGCGAAGCTGATACAGACTTCTCTGGAACTGGAACTCATCAAGCAGATCCAACTGGTTTAGTTGGTGTTCTTGATGCTGACACAGATGGTAGTATCGCTGATACTGCTGACACAGTCTCTACTCACGGTGAAGGTCTTACGACTGCAGCTGCTGAAAGACTTGGTGTTGGTGAGTCTGGTGACGGATCATTTGGTGAAATGGCATTCTCAATCGAGAAAGCTACAGTAACTGCTAAGTCACGTGCTCTTAAAGCAGAGTACACTATGGAATTAGCTCAAGACCTTAAAGCAGTACACGGTCTAGATGCTGAAGCAGAACTTGCTAATATTCTTTCTTCTGAAATCCTTGCGGAAATCAACAGAGAGTTAATTAGAACTGTCTATAAGAAAGCTACTATTGGTGCTTTGACTTCAAACGTTGCTCTTAAAGGTGCGTTTAATGTTGACACAGATGGTGACGGTCGTTGGATGGTTGAGAAGATCAAAGGTCTTATTATGCAAATCGAAAGAGAAGCTAATCAGATCGCCAAAAGCACTAGACGTGGAAAAGGTAACTTTATTGTTGTTTCTTCTGACGTAGCTTCTGCAATTGCAGCTGCTGGTGTTATGGACTATGCTCCTGCAATGTCTACTGGACTTCAGGTTGATGATACTGGTAATACCTTTGCTGGTGTTATGAGTGGAAGAATCAAAGTATATATTGATCCATATGCTACTGGTGACTTCGTATGTGTTGGTTACAGAGGTACTAACCCATATGATGCTGGTCTATTCTATTGCCCATACGTTCCTTTAACTATGGTTAAAGCCGTTGGTGAGAATGACTTCCAGCCTAGAATCGGATTCAAGACAAGATACGGTATGCAGCAGAACCCATTCGTGGGTGTTGCAGCAGGTGCTGGTACAGATCGTGCCAACCCGTACTTCAGAATCTTCCGTGTTGACGGACTTATGACTTAATTTTAAGTTATATTGATTCACCTAAAGGGACTCTTCGGAGTCCCTTTTTTTATGCCTTATATTTTAACCCTTATAAATACTATTATGGAAGACATATACAAAGATGGAAGATGGAATTACTGGGGTCTAGTAGAAGATCCTGAAGAGGAAGAAGATGACACTAACAACCAATAAGAACTTTTTGAGTCCAGTAGGGTTTCACTTTGCTGTAAGCGCTCAGAGCTTTCCAAACCTTGAGTATTTTTGTACGGCAGTGACCCTGCCCGGCATATCTCTTTCGGAATCAAATGTACCCTTCAGAGGCACTAATATTGCCATGACTGGTGATAGAATAAACTTCGATGCACTTGCAATTAGGTTTAATGTAACAGAGAATATGGATAACTACATTGAAATGTTTAACTGGATGCATAACATCATTAAAGACCCTCTGGGTGAATCCTATAAGTTTGATGCAACACTATCCATACTAACATCACATAACAATGTGAGTAAAGAGATATTATTTAAAGATTGTTTCCCTACAACACTGTCTGCCTTAGAGTTCTCTACTCAGCAAACCGATGTTGAATACCTCCAAGCAGATGCTTCATTCAAGTATACATACTATGAGATAAAATAAAGGTTTACTTTTGTCTGTATTTGTAGTATAATAGTACTTAAAACAGATTATTTTTAAACCAGTGAGATTACATTATGAATAACTTAGAAAAAATATTAGAAATGTGGAAGAAAGACTCTCTCATAGACGAGATGAGACTTGATGAATCCTCCCGGGATTCGGCTAAACTCCACTCCAAATACCTAGAACTATATAGCGTAAATAAGATGCGACTTAAAAAGCTCGATCTTGACTTTAAGATTATTCTTAGAGATAAGTTTATGCATTATAACGGTAAACTAACTAAAGCAGAGATGGACGAGAAAGGGTGGGATTATGATCCACTTAATGGGTTAACTGTACTTAAAGGCGATATGGATAAGTGGTATGATGCCGATCCAGTTGTTCAAGCTCATCAAGCCAAGATGGAATATACCAAAGAGATGT